GACTCCAGGATTTCCTCAAGCGTCCCCAACACCGTGTAGTCGGTGTAGAAGCCGTATTGGTTTCCCATGTTTGAGAACGCACCATCGACGGGAGGCTTGAACGACGTTTTCGTCGCAGCTTCGCGCCATTTGCGCACTGCATCGTTTTTTTGAACGGCGGTATATTGCGCCGTCCAGTTGGCCCATCTGGCGTAAGTCGTTTGACTCAAACCACCTACGTCACTGAAGCCACTCGGGTGCCCACCGTTGAAACCCGTCGTGTTGTTCTTGACGATCCAGTACGGCACGCCGTAGGGCGAGAGCGTATCGGATGAACTGCTGGGCGCGCCCCAGAAGTTCGATTCCATCAGTTCCGCCAGGTCGGTCATCGCGTCAACCCGTGAGGTTGACAGGAGACTGACCAACTGGGCCGGGGAACGGTTCATCGCAATGATCCGCTCTTCCAACGCCCAGTGAGTTTCAGCGTGCCGCCAGGGCACGTTGCCCGTCTTCTGCGTGTCGGCAGTCGTCGGGTTGTCGGTCTCGTTCAGCTTCACGTTTCGAGCAGCGTTGTTGCTGAAAACGCGGACGTTGAACTGGTGGCCGTAGCCGGAACCGAACGTGACGGCCTTCTTCTTCAGGATCTTGGGCATCGCGATGTGGTTCTGGTTGTCCACAACAATGTCAGCCCACGTTCTTTTTTCCAGATGTCGCAACGTAGTGGTTACGAGATCGGCATAGTCGTCAGCCTGGTAAGGCATGTCGGACCCTCCGTATTAGCTCGGGAAGCCGTCTGGCATGTCGTCGAGAGTTGAATGTTCCCGTTGCCAGTTTGCGGCAGCCCGAATCGCAGCGTCGTAGCCACGATCCGAAACGTCCTCCTGGCGAGTAGGAACTGCAGATGACTGGTCTGCCACCCTCCGCGACTGCTTCGACGCCTTCTCCAATGCGTTTTTAGTAAATTGTTCACCGAACAAAGAATTCGCAGCCCGTGAAATAAGCTGCTGGAACGACGGAACTTCCTCGCCGTTCTGGATTTGGACCTGTCCGTCGCGAGTAGCTGCATTCGCGACCTTGATCCGGTTCTCGGCCAGTTCCTGCGGGAGTGAATTCAACCGCCCCCGGCCAAAAAGGTTTTCGTCCATCGAGTCCATGATCGCATCCATCTCGCGGCCAGCCGCTTCGGCCTGGATCATCTGGTGTTGCTGGTACATCGCCTGGTTCTGCTGATGAAGCGCAACCATGCGTTGTTCCTGCTCCTGGAAACGACGATTGACATGTTCGTTCATCTGCAACACGCCATCGTCGTAATCCTCCGGTTCCTCGAAGGAATAGTCGCCGGCTGGCTGTTGCTGTGCCGGATCGGCAGCCTGTTGCTGCTGACCCTGCGTTTGTTGCTGCGGTTGCTGCGGTTGCTGCTGACCCTGCGCTTGCGCGCGGGCGGCGGCGGCACGCTGCACCAGGCCACCGATGACCCGGTCGAATTGTTCCGGTGTGTCGAAGGACTGCACTTCCTCGACCGACATGCCCATCGCCGCACCGAGTGCGTACTGATCGTTGCGCCACTCGACCTGTTGTTCCGGTTCCGGTTCCGATTCAAACTCCGGCTCTGGTTCCGGTTCTTCAGGAAAAACACCGAGTTGATTGATCGCCGGTTCTTCGGAAACGATGTCGAATTCCGGTTCGGTCGATGCCTCTACCGGAGAAGATTCCTCGACTGGAGTCTCCTCAACGGGAGCCTCCTGGACGGGTGCATCCTCAACGGTCTCGGTTGTCGCGGTTTCTTCTGGCATTTCGCCTGGTCCCCGAAGGGAGCATCCTGCTCTAGTAAAGAAAAGGGGGCCGACGTGGTTTCCCACGCGGCCCCCCTACGAGCAGCGACGGTAAGGCGTCTAACGGATCGCGACTTCCGTTTCAGCCGTTAGTTGCCGGTGAGATTCCACCGGCCCCCTTGGTTCATCTACGCTTTTTCCTGCTGGATTTGTTCTTCGCCTTGCGATAGGCCGCCATGCCTTTCGCTGTATACGAATACTTTTTGATCTTGCCGTTCTTTTTCAGCTTGGGCACGACAACCTCCAGTGACAAGTTTCCACGGAAACCGTTACGGTGTCAATGACATCCCCGTTATGTCAAGAAAAGTAGGAATCACGGTTCACCATTCCGATCGTGCGAAGGTATGCCCTTTGCTGCCGGTGACTGGTGAAATGCGGACGACCCTCGCTGTCGAAGTTGATTGCGAACCCGCGTTTTCGTGCATGATCCTCGGCAGCCTGACGGTCGTCGGGATGAACTGCAGCACCCTCGCTGACGATGACCTGGGACGGTGAATAGGGCATTCTGACCTGCCCCACACCGCGAGAGTCTTTCGTAAACTCACGTCGACTGACCGTTTTGCCGTTGATCTTGTATTCAACTGCCATCAACTATACCCCGAAAGTCCCTGCATAAAAGCCAGAGGAGACGCGCCATAAGTCGGCTGGCCAGGCGGGACATTAGGCAACGATGTCAGGGGCTGCGCTTGCTGGAAAGGATTAAAACCTGGCCCCGGACCTTTCATTCCCGGTGCCCCCGGATTCATCAGGCCCGGCAGGGCCGGGGGAAACCCCCCACCGGGAGGTAGTGGATTTGCTGGAGGCGCAAATTGCCATTTCTCCCATTCATCCATCATGGGAAACGGGTTGCCCTGATCAAACTGTTCTTGTTGCCAGAGATGGAATCCCGGAAACATCCCGGGAAGGAGTTGGTTAGAGGGAAGCGGCCCACCCTCCCACGGATTAGGCCAATTCGGTCCCTGCATATTAGTTGGCATCGGTGGTGGTGGTGGGCTGGCAGAGAAAGGATCTATCCCCAGACTCTGAAGTTTTTTCATTTGCTGCTTGTGTTGATAAATATCATCGTAGGCAGTATTCGGCATCGGAGGTGCAGCCGGGCCTGGCAGATAGGGAGACGGTCCATACCCCATCTCCTGTTGCAGCAACTGGTCGAGTGCTGTAGACGGCGGTGGATATGGCATGTGCGCAGTCCTAAAACCTTACGGGGGGCCAGCATATCCGTAGTCGAATCCAGTATCCGGCGCGCCGGGTGATATGTTTCTTGGACCGATCGCGTAGTTCGGGTTGTAGGAACCGGCACTGGGGACACTCCCGGGACCGGAAAGACCCATGCTGTTGAACAGTTGGGCAAGTCCTGCAACCGGGTAATGACCGGCCAGGTTCATCACATTGGTCAGGGGATTTATCAGTCCTTCGTGCATTCCGATCACGTTGCCAGCCATGTTCACCACGTCGGAAGGCGGCGTTGGTGCGGGTGTGTTGCCACCGAAGAAATTGCCAAAACCCGTCTTGGCGACCTGGGCCGCGTATTGTGGGTAATAGCCGGGAATTCCACCGACGGTCATGCCTGGCGGAATCGATTGGCCGGCAGGTGTCTGGGTCGGCACACCGCCCATCACGTCGAGAGGCATGTTCTGATACGCCTCCTGGTAAAACTCCTGCGGCGGGGGATTCATCAACCGTTGTGCCGACTGGAGCAATTGATCCATTGCCGTTGTTCCGGCCACCGGCTGCCCGCCGGGACCAATCCCCGTTGGCATCGGCGGTGAGGGCCAAGGATTGGGCATGAATGCGCTCCCTAGTAACCGCCGGGAAACGGCAAGGATGATGGCATTGGTGACGGCTGCATCTGCGACGGCTGCGGTGCCGGTTGCTGTGGTGCTGGGAAAAACTCAGGGAACAGCATGTTTCCAACACCGCCGAGAATCTCACTCGACGATGGGATGTTTAACCCTCCACCAGTTCCCGCTGGCCAATTCGATGGGTCCAGGAGCGGCGGCATACCGTAACCTGGCGGCTGCGTCAAAGTGAGAGGCTGTACTGATGGTTGCAACCCCTGAGTCAGTCCACCCATGCCTCCCATGATCGCCTGGGTAATCCACGGAGCGAGTTGGTTTTCTCCCCACGATTGCCCGATCTGCTGGGTAACACCGGCCTTGGCGGATTTGATTTGTTCAGCAGAGGGGAAAAAACCCAACTCCGTACCAAATCCCCACGGTGGCGTTTGGAAACCAAACATCTGCTCCGGCGAAATGAATTGTTGGGGGTGTTGTGCCTGCTGTGAGATGTAGCCCTTGACCGAAGCCGGAGTCGGCGGCGACGGAAAAGGCGGAATCATGTTCAGGAAAGTCTGGCCGGGCAGTTCGGGACCGACGGTAGGTGTGAAGTTCGGGTCTGTCGGGAATGGAAACGGACCCTGATCCGGTGTTGGCGGGGCTGCCCCAACACCTCGGTAATCCCCAGAAGTACCGGGACTGCCGGGGATGATAAACGTCCCTTCTTCCTCACCGGGAATCGAGCCGGGAGGTGGCACACCCATGCCGGGAGTAAAACCGGGAGTCGGGAACGGACCAAGCGGCGTTATTGGTACTTCATTTGTTCCAGTTCGTGTAAGTACGCTCCTGGTTTGCGGAATTATCCATTCCCCCGGTGCATCACCGGGACTGCCGCCAGACGGAATGTGTCCCGGCGGGGTGCCAACAGGAACTATCACCCCCGTCTCTTCGTTGAACCAGACTGGTACAGTTCGCGGAGCCTGACGGTAACCGTCACCAGGTATCGTCTGCGTGCCCACCTTGAAACCGGGAGGAGGTGTAGGATCTGGCATCATGCGCCTCCTGTCATCATCGAGTCTGCCGTGCGGCCTGTACCCGACATCAATTGACTGATCATGCTCGCGTCAGCATTCTGACGACTCGCCGCACCGGGACGATTCACACGCACGTTCTCGCGCGTTGTCACCGGGGACTGGCGTGGACGATTGCGATCGGAACCGGGTGAACCACCCTCGGGACCAGGCGGACCCTGGTTGACCTGGGTCACAAGGTCACGCAACTCGGGAAGGTTCGAGTATTTTGAGTAAAGATCAAGCAACGCCGGCATGTTCAACTCCATGCCCTGCTGCTGCAGCAACGGCATCGCCGGAACCAGTATCCCCTGGACTATCTGGTTGATCGTCTGCAGACGCTGACCGGGTGACTGGTGCTGCATCGAGTACGCTTCAATCTCAACCTCATGCTCGTACACCGAATGCTTGCGTCGATCGTCAGGCGAAATCTCCATCTCCAGGGGCCGGATACCCTCAAACTCCACCGTTACCGGGTAGGTCTGCAACGGGTCTTCCCAGAGGTGATATCCGAAATCCTTGATCACGTTGCGGGTAAACTCGGTCACCTTGTCCTGCATCCCGGCAATCCGCTGGTTGGCAGCCGAGAACAACAGACGGTCCTGGCCAACCGTATCACTCTGCGGACCCAACCCAC